TGCTAGAAACTGTATCGTACACTTTTAATGATGTATCAAAATAAAACGATACAGCCTTGTCACTTTCAAATATATAACGTAACAATCGTGTGTTCACAGTATAATACTCGTTATTAGTAGTAAGCAACAACAACCAGCTTGAATCCTGTTGTGTATTGGTTGTGTCGCCTTGGTAGCCCAAGCTGAAGCCGCTAGTGGTGTTCAAATTGGTTTCAAAAACGATTTGCCAACTTTGTGTTCCCGCATCATATCGTAATCCAAACGGTTTATTATTAAAAATTAAATCAATCATGGTAGTCACTACCGTTGATCCAATTGTTGAACTAAATTGTGGTATAATCTGACTGACAATTGCAGTGGTTGGGATTATTTCATTGAGTGTTACTACGCCAAATAGGCCACCGTTGATAGTTGTCTTTCCCGAATTGTTTTCTCCGTCGCCCAGGCCGTCGCCAACAATAGTGGCAACCTGCGCCCACAGATAATCAACACCACCAAAGGGTAGCATACCGGTTACAGGAAGTGGCATTAGGGAATTTTGACGAGTAGTGTCAAAATATCGTCCTGTGGGAGCAAGAAATTTAACCAAGGCTCCGTTGGTAAAATATTTTAAATCGGTGCTGGTATAACTGGACAATTTTTTAGGAACTAGACTTGAGTCCCCCACATAACCAGTACTGCTATTACTATCAGTGGTAACATTGACCCATTGAATAGCTAAACTTTCAGAAATATAATTGATATAGTTCGCATAATAAAAGTTACGCAAGTTAGGGTCGTTCAATATAGGAAAAATTGTATTATACACAACTCCTTCTACATCAGTCTTGGTCATGTAGGAAAAATTTGTGCTAGAAGTATACAAGTCTTGATAGACCACGCCGTCATCTGCAAACAAATTGGTACTGCTGTATTTTCCAGTTGGATCTGTTAGATCAAAATAACGACTGATGCCGCTACTTGTTCTATTAATACTTTTTACTTTAGCAACTTTTTGTGTGATGCTTAACGGACTAATACTGTAATCTTCGCCAGTTATCATGCGATTTTGTGTATAGTATGTTTGGGGAGCGTTTGCTTTGATATTCATATTGGACTCAGTGCCGCTGGCATTTGACACATTGTTCACCAAACTCAAAGTTACTGTTAATGTTTCGGCTTGCCCTTTACTACTGGTATAGGGAACACTGATTGCCACGTTTAAAATGTCGCTTGGAGATATTGCATATGATAAACCGTTACTGATCCTATAGTAACTTCTAAAATTTCCTAATGGTAAATCCCCAAATGTACCATCAGAAAATCCCAGACTAATCGCATCTCCTGCACGAGTAATTACACTATAGATAGTTTTAATATTTTTATTTAGACTGTTATAGATAATGTTGTTGCCAGTCAATGCAGGAACTTGTGTCCATAGTGTATCTTCCAACCCAGTACTTTGATTTAGACTATACAACCACACATCATTGTTATTAATATTTTGTGTATTAATATCAATAGTTTGATTACTGCTGGGTTGAGTAACGCTAAACGCTCCTTGGTTTAGATTGCCTTGCGTAAAATTTAAAAAGAAACCAGTGTTAGTACTTCCAGCACCGTAGCCATCATCTTTATAAATGAATGCAAGATGATTTCCTACCTTGGGAGCTTCTTCGTATATTACATTTTTATTGGCAAATGTTGTACTGGTAATTTCAAAATTCATGCTACGGCCAGCAACCGATTTGGTAAAATTGTAAACAGGAATATCTGTGTTTCTAGCATTGAATCTATACTGACTTGTGGAAATATTATAAATTTTAGCCTGGTCAATTGGATTGCCAAATTGCTGTGTAGTTGGCAATGCGGCATTCATGATTTTAATAAATTGATCGTACCAACTGGTATTACTTGGGTCATTCCAAGTAATTACTTGTCCAGCAAGATTAATACCGTTGCTGTCTAATACATTTTCTGTAGTTTGTATAGTGTTAAATTTTAACAATCCAGAAGCTGGCACATTTCTGCTGGCATTGTAGCCAATCATTCGGCTTAATCGTAACACGCTGTCACGACGTTCTGCTAGTTCTAAAAAGTTTTCACGGGCGTTTAAGTCCACACGGAAAGCTATGCTTTGGCCCACGAACGCAATAAGGTCAATCAGGGCAAGGTATTCGCTAGACTCGATGTAATCGTTGAAATCTTCAGGAAAATTTGTACGGATATAGTCAATCATGGTACGGCGTAGATTCTCAAAGTCGTAACTTTGGAAGTCGGCGTTCTTGAATGATTGATAAATTTTCTGCCAGTCTTCTGAAACTAACAGGTTATTTTGTCTATCCGTTGAGCTCATAATGTATCCTAATAAGTGTATTTATTAGATAAAAATATGTGCGTAGTTTATCGCGTGATCAAACCGTTGGCTTGATCAAACTTCAATTGTAGATCCTGGCTGATATTATAAGGCAAATAAGTTAACGTACATTGTATTTGTAAACCAGTATCGTAGGGTGTTACAAGCACGTTACCAGCTTGTATCCTAGGATCATAGTTCAAAATCTGATTGACATTTTGTAAGATAAGATCTTTAACTTGATCTGTTAATGGTTCAAAAATCAAGTCCCAAATGATGCATCCAAAGTTGGGTTGCATTAGTCTTTCGCCCTGTCGTATATTAAAGTGATTGATCAAATCCTGCTTGATCAATTCAAAATCATATAGGATAAAGTTTTGCGTGTTAGGATTAATTGTACTAAATCCCTTGTACATCTGTGGCGCTGCCAGCGATGGGTTAGGACGAGCAGGTAGTGTTATTTTATCGTATAAGTTTGTAGCCATGTTTATTGTTTCTCTTCTTCAGCGCCCTGCACTTTATTAAAAGTGTCAGTTGTTGTTGTGTATACCTTAAATGCTTTTGGTTCTACTAATTCAGGGCTAGCCGTTGCCTTTGTCTTATCTGGAACATGACTAGCAGGATCTAAATTTTCGTGTCCTGCCCACGGTTCAGTTTGTGGGATTCTAGAAGCTTTAGGAGTAGTAGCGGCTGCGGTGGCAACCCCAGAATTTAAATTAATATTTCCACCGTCAATAGCTGTGTTGGCAGCAGTAACTTCAAAATTTCCACCAGCAGATACTTTACTAGCGGCACCTGTTTTTAAATTGAACGCAGACTCTGCTTGTTGATTAATATTAGTAGCGGCATTAATATTAACATTTGCTCCAGCTGTAAAGTTAATATCGCGGTCTGCTGTGAAATTAATGTCGTTTTCTGTATGTACACTAATACTATCTTGCGAATAGATATCTATCTTGCCATTACTGGTTAATTCTATCCACGCTGTTCCACGGCTGTTAGTAATGTAAATCAAATCTTCGCTAGTGTGCAACAATATCTGATGCCCGGTTCTTGTTCTTAAACGAATAAGTTCGTTATGAGGTATTGTCACATCACCGTCTGTTTCGTTTTGTAATACGCTGGCATATACTGGGGCATCTTCTTTTGCTGACTTCTTACGGAGAAATTTATCATCTCCATCGTCCATAACAAAGGTGCTGCCGCCTAAACGGCCTACAAATGCGTTTGGTATTTTATAATCTTCTTTTCCAATCGGGCCGCGGGGGCTTCCGGGACGTTTATCAACTGGCCCAGGAGTACTCCAACCAAACACCATACTGGGTATATCTCTTCGGGCACTGCTAGTGGTAAGTCCGCGAATATCATCTTTTAACAATCCTTGCGATTCTAAAGCATCTGCTAACGGATGTCGAGGTTTTTTATTTTTAGTGGCGCCGGTAGCTTGTACCGAATTTATTTGTTTGTTGTATTCGGCTACGGGCATTCTGTCTGTTTCATCAACTACGTTGCTAGTGGCGGCAATACCGGGAACCATAAAATTCATGCCTTCGTCTTGCACACACCCCATCCAGTAGCCACGTTTAGGATCTCCATCAATAAAGATTACAACAACAGTAGTACCCACGTCAGGAGGAACTGCCCAGAAGCCGTAGCTTTTTTGAGTGTTACCATAGTTATTAGGATCTTCTCTAACAAAATCTGCGCTGGTAACTCCGTAAAATGGACTCATGTATTTTACTTGATGCAGTTGTCCAGAGTCGCCAGTGTTACCGGTTGGCCTTAAAAGTTCAACTTGTAGCATACCCATGGAGGTACTGTCCATGTGGCTGATTACACGGGCCAGGAACGGGCCAGGACGCGGTTCTGCTCCCTGGGCGCTGATTTTTGTTTGATCGTTTGACATTGTGTTCTCAGTTATTCGTCTGTGTATATGGTAGGTTCTTCAACTACTGTTCTAGTGGTCGACGGCAGGTCTGCTGCCGTTGGTTCTTCTTCAAATTCTTGTGTGGGTCTACGAAACCCTGACAATACTTGCGTGAACTTTCCGTCCATAAATGTACTGGTAATAGTTTGCACACAATATAGTCCGCTGAATTGTGTTACTGGAGCAGTCTTGCTGGTTCCGCCAAAGTTGTATAATCCTGTACCTTGATTAATATCTATAGGAGTCCTAAATTTAACTAAAATATCAACTTCTCCACTTTCATAATTTATAGTGCCGTCTGTATTTAAATTGCTAGTGGCTTGTTCGCTTGTATAATTTCCCGTACCACTTTGTGTAATGTAATAAGGATCTCCAATAATTGTCATATCTAAATTATACATGTCAAATGGGTTATTGATAGCTTGTTGAAATAATTTGGCCGCACGTTGCGCTTCGCCTTCCTGACCGCCGCCTCCGCCACGATCTTGTCCGGTCAATGTGTTTGTCCATTTTAAGATGGTAGGTGTTATGCCTTCTTGTGTTGAAATTGGTTTGCCGTCTGGCATGAACTTAACATTGGAGTTTTTGTCTGGCTCCTGTGCACCTGTTTGGTTAGCTGTGACTTTGTCTTGAGTTTTTGTCAAACCGTCTGCACCCATGATGTACACAAATCCGTTTACAAATTTAATTTCAAATCTCATAATATCTACATTATGCCCTGTATAGATATATTCATATTTTTTAACAGCTTCATTTTCTAATGATCCAAATCCCGGACCTTTGACTCCCGGGGGCAACAATCTACTGGCATGAGCTTGGTACGGCACTACTTGATATACAATTAATCTAGGTTTTAATCCAGTATTGAGCTGTGCTTCACCTATGGTGTAAACTTTATGGCTGATACGGTACCATTCTCTGAAACCAGATGATGTTATTTTACTGCTGTCAAGAGCCGTGTTTACAAAATTACTTTGAAGTATTACTTGATTGATTGCTGCCGGAATACTGGTATCTTGGCTGAATCGCATTTCAGTGCTGGTACCATCAACTACAAATTTACCGGGGTTGAATACACCAGTCTTTGAATTGTACATGTCTTGATCTCTACCAAATGACGGATCACCTTTGCGCTTTTCGTCAAATCCCAAACTGGCTTTGCCTATGCTGTTGCAATTTCCTGGATCTTGTACCAGTGTTTGATTGGTTTTACTGCGGGCTACTCCTAACGAACTGTAAAGGCCGGCTGCATTGGGAGAATCTGTCACAGATTCAGTTGCCGAACTGGCATCCTCTGTGTTGTCTTCGCTCTGGCTTCCGTCCGCGCTACTGGCAACATTTTCTGGAAATAGTATCAAATACTCGTCGGCTTTTTTTACAATTCCTTGTTTTTCCATTTCTCTCATGCGCTGATTAAGAACTGCTTGTAAACTGTTTTCTCCGGATTGCAAAATTTCTTGTATAGTAGATCCTATAGCTGAGCTATCGCTCTTGGTATTGGCCACATCATCTGTTAATGCTATCTGATTCCACGGCATGGCGGTACACTTGTATACACTGCCTTTTTCACTTGCTGTCATTTGCAGGTCCACAAAACTAAACGGAATTTGTCTGCTGGTGTTTGGAATACTTTTTATTAATCCGGTCTCGGTATTTCCACGAAAGTCAATGGTTAACACAAACGGGCACTCGCGCCAGTTGTCCCAGCCGTTTGCTTGAGCACCTTGCTGTAAAGCTAGCATGAACAGCCCCATGCTGTATGGCTCAGTAACATCAAAATTGAAATTCATCACGTTGGTATTATTGCTACCTTGCTCGAAACCAACAACACTATTCAGTACAAGGTTGTTGATAAAAAAATCAAACTTTCCGTATACTGTGTTTACTCTGTTGTTGGGGTCGGCATTGGCATCTTTACAAATTAATGGAATACGTTTGCCAGCTTTATATGTTTTGTCTGGATAATTTAAATCTTCTTCTGTGAGTATTCCTATGCCCAACACATAGGTATAACTGGCATAGGCAAACAAGGGATTTTTAAGAGGCAGTTGTTGGCCAGCCGCAAGGCCTTTAAAAAAGTTACCAATACTGCTGAACGCTCCAGATACACTACTAAGTGCCGAAGTGAGGCCACTGATAGAACTTGTTGACACAATTGCATCTGCGGCTTTACTGACGCTGGCAATGGTTTGTGTAGCAGAATCTATTATACCGGGCAATCCATCTAAACTCATTTTATAATCCTAACACAGTTTTTAAACTGCTACCTTTGGGTATGTATATTTGCGTTCCAGGAACAAAATCCAAAATAGGATCTTGAATAACATTCAAATTTCGTTGCATAAAAACCCACCATAAATTCTGTTCTCCATACAAGTCGTATGCTAACAAATCGGGACGATATGTGTATTGTGGTTCTATTGTATAGAGAAAATCATCCACATCAGCACTTACTGGTCTAATAGATAAAATGCCAAGATAATTTTTTTTTATTCTTGTGGTATACCAAGGACTTGTATTAGAATAATTAACTTTCATAATTAAATATATCCAAAACTATTGTTAAGATATCCACCAGTAACAAATCTATCAAGACTAAAGTTACGGGCACTATTTCTGCTGTATATGGGGTGCAGTGTTATACTGTAGGTACTCTTGGTAGGCACATGGGCAACTCCGCCGCTGGTTGTGCCACCGATACCAAACGAACCTAGCAATCCTGCCACCTGTCCTACTCCGCCAGCAATACTACTGACACCCCCTAATATTCCGCCCAGTGCGCTGTCGCCACCTAACAAGCCGGCACCCATACTGGCAAGACCGCCAATGCTATCTGCAACGCCTTGTATTTCTCCTGCGGCGCTGCCAACCACATTGCATCCGATATAATCCACATCGTTGGGCAAAGTAATACTCATTTTAGTCACTACCACCGGAATGTTTTTAAACACGTAGTTTCCATAAGCGTTGAAGAAAATAATGGGCGGTGGGTTTCCGGCCTTAGGATCATTTCCAGCAAACATTTTGGTAAGACTTCTTAAATAATGCACCATGGCAATCCAATAGAGTCCTTGTGTAGCATCTTCAACATACATAGGGCCTTCAATTTGTATAGTTCCTGGATCACTATTTTTAAATGCTTGAAATTTGTAATTTGTGTGTACAGTATCAATTGTCTGATAATCAGCATTGCTGGCAATTGTGATTTTAGGAGTGTATGGAAAAATTAAACCGCCGGCATCTTTTAATGGTTTCAAAACTGGACTGCTTTTGAAACTGGTCCAGTTGGCTAGACTTAATCTGGCACGCCAATCGTTGGCGTTGGCATCTCCACCAAATGTGGCCACTGCGCTCATTATGTCGCCCACTGCTTCTCCAGCGGCTGGCAAATTGATTGCTCGCATTGCAGCCGCAACACCGCCGCCTTCGCTGGAATATGCTGTGCTGATTGCACTAGACATGTTTCTCGCTGTGTTAATGGCACTGGAACCTGCTCCAAGTATGTTGGCCGAGCCGGATAGTGTGTCTAGTAGTCCCATAGTTTTATTCCTATTTTGGTATAGTATTTAGTTGACTTTTTAATGTGCGTAGTTTATAATAACTTATTAGAGGACTCTTCAAGGATGACAGCAAAAGTAAATTACCTAAACAACAAGGACATGTTGT